AAGAGGTTAAAGGTAGATGCCGAGCAATCGCAATCATCCTTAACTTAGAGTATGAAGACCTGTTTGAAGTAAAGAGAGAGACAAATGAGCAATGAAAGCGGTATTAACCCTGTAGGTTGGCGGGTGCTTATTAAGCCCCAAGAAGTAAAAGAAGTTTCCCAAGGGGGAATTATCTTAACAACAGAGAAATCCAAAGAACGAGAGCAGATGGGTAACACCACTGGAATCGTTGTTGCTATGGGCGATCAATGTTATGCCGATGAACTTGCACCTTGGTGTCAGGTTGGGGATAAAGTAATCTTTGCTAAATATGCAGGTTTGTTGTACTTGGGTAAAGATGGACAAGCGTATCGAATGATTAACGACAAGGACATCACAGGCACGTTAGACGCTGACGTAGACCTAGTTGATCCTTACCTAGCTAAAACATAAGTTGACATTCTTTAAAATACAGGAGTAAGATATGAGTGAAGAAAATGTTACTAGTAACGAAATAGCACCAGAGGTACGCCAAGAGGCTGAGTCTCAAGGGTGGGTTCCCAAGGAAAGGTTTCGTGGAAACGAATCTGATTGGGTTGATGCTGATACCTTTGTAAAGCGTGGTCGAGAGATTCTTCCTATTCTGCGTAAGAATAATGAGAACCTTATTAAAGACTTAAACTCTACAAAAGAGCAGCTCAAAGAGTTTCGTGAAGCAGCAGAAGAGTTCAAGAAGTTTCAAAGAGATGCTTATGAACGTAAAGCTCAAGACTACGAGAAACGTATTCTAGAGATTAAAGAAAGCCGTGCTCAAGCTATTAGCGATGGGGACGGACAGAAAGTCAATGCTTTAGATGATGCTCTTGATGTAGCTAAAGATGAACTTAAAGAAGCTAAGCAAGCGGTTAAAGATGCTGACAAGGCACCGATTGAAACACCTGCAAGTACTGAGATTGACCCTGGACTACAAGTCTGGTTAGATCGCAACACTTGGTTTGGTCAAGACAAACGGATGACTGGCATAGTTAACGGCATTGGTGAAAGCCTTCGATTAGAGTTCCCTTTGCTTAAAGGACAAGCATTTCTAGAAAAGCTTGATGAAGTGTTAGCAGAAGAGTTCCCTGGAAAGTTTGGTGCTGAAAAGAAAAGCCCCTCTAGTCGAGTGGAATCTGGTTCAGGAAGAGCAAGTCGTGGCAGTGGTAGTAATGCCCAGTCTTATGACAACCTCCCCTCAGAAGCCAAGGCTGCATGTGATCGGTTTGTTAAGCAAAAGCTTATGACCCGTGAACAATACGTAGCTGACTTTGACTGGAATTAATTTAATAACTTGAAAGGAAATTGATATGCCCCGCGCACTAAATGAGTTTGAAAAACGTGATCGTCTGGTAGCCAAAATGGAAGAACGTAAGGCAGCAGAATCTGCTCCTACACCAGCGATAAACGGAGCAACTCGAAAGAAACGTAACGTGTTTAACGGCACGGAAGCTAAGATAAGTGTCCAACAACAGATAGAGGGTTACCACCTACATGTCTTTACAGACACAGGTGGGCGCATACAACAGGCTATGGATAATGGCTACGAGTTTGTAACTCCTGATGAAGTTGGAGGCGTGAGTGAGAATGTGGTTAGCCGTAATGGTGACCTCGGAGAAAGAATTAGATACCTTGTAAATCCTCGTGCCGAAGGTACGGAGCAATACGGTTATCTAATGAAGATTCGGCAAGAATGGTACGAGGAAGATCAAGCTGAGCTTCAGGTTAAAAACAATCTTATTGACGCTGCGGTTCGTAAGGGCAAGATCACTGGAGAAAATCCATCGTTCTATACCCCTAGGGACGGGATCAAACTTAACTAACGTTTTAAAGGAGTCTTAAATGGCTAACGTAAACAAAGCCAACGGGTTTAGCCCTGTTGGTAACTTGCTAGGTGGCAAGTGGAATGAGCAGGGTCGCTTGTATGCGATTCCTACTTCTGACACTACCAATAGCTATGCAATCGGTGATTGCGTAATGTCTGCTTCTGGATCGGATACCAATGGTGTTCGTAATGTCCAGAAGTGGGGTGGTGCAACTACTACTTCTGCTTTGCCTCTGGGTATTATTGTGGGCATCCGTGTTGCTGATCCAGGTGTAAGCTTGGTTGGTAATTCATTGTCTTTAGAGAAGGCATATCTTGCTGCTGGTACTCGTACTAGCGTTCGATACCTGTATGTTGTGGATGATCCTTTTGTGTTGTTTGAAGCTCAGTTTGATGCAACAGGTGCTACTCAAGCTCAGTTGTCATTGAACGCTGCTGTGACTATCTCTGCTGCTAATCAAACGTCATTGGCTAACAGTTCACCGTTCTCTGATATGGTTCTCACTGGACCAGCAGTTACGGCTACTTTGCCAATCCGCATGTTGGGTGCTGTACAAAAAGGCGACAACCAAGTGACCAGCGCAGCTAGTCCTTATGTCCGTGTTTTGTGCAAATTCAATTACCACGAATACGGTACTATCGGCTCTGCTTCAGGCACTGTCGTTAACTACCTTGCAGTCTAATTAAGGAGATAAATCATGGCTGGAGTAATTACAACCGCATCGCATCCCAAAGCACTATGGCCTGGTATCAAGGCTTGGTGGGGACAAACTTATAACGAGCACCCAGAAGAGTATGTAGACTTGTTCGACAAGGACACATCTACTATGAACTACGAGGAAGACGTTCAACTGTCTGGCTTCGGTTTGGTGCCAATTAAGTCTGAAGGTCAAGGCACTGCCTATGACTCCGAAATCCAAGGCTTCACAACTCGCTATACACACGTTGCATACGCAATGGGCTATATCGTGACTAAGGAAGAAATGGATGACAACTTGTATGAGCAAGTGTCTAAGAAACGTGCTGCTGCATTGGCTATGTCTTTCCGTCAAACGAAAGAAAACATTGCTGCTAACGTGTACAACCGTGCTTTTAATAGCACATATTTAGGTGGTGATGGTGTAGCTTTGTGCTCTACCGCCCACCCAAATACTTCAGGTGGTACATACTCTAACAAGCCAACAGTTGATGTTGACTTGTCAGAAGCCGCTTTGGAAGACGCAGTAGTTGCAATCATGGGCTTTACAAATGACCGTGGTCTGTTAGTTGCTATTCAACCAAACAGCTTGCACATTGCTCGTCAAGAAGTGTTTAATGCCCAACGCATTCTGCACTCAAGCTACCAAACAGGTAATGCCAACAATGACATTAACGTCATCAAGTCTGGCAATTACATCCCTGGTGGTTTCAAAGTGAACCATTACTTCACAGCTCCCCATGCTTGGTTTATCCGTAACACCATCCCTGGTGGTACTGGTTTGAAGTACTACGAGCGTCATGCTGTTACGTTTGATCAAGACAATGACTTCGACACTATGAACGTTAAAGCCAAAGGCTACGAGCGTTATAGTTTTGGTTGGTCTGATCCACGCGCTATCTACGGATCTAACGGTCCTTAATTGTTATTAGTAACATCCCCCTCCCTAAAAAGAGGGGGTTCTTTTTATTTTTCACAAAGGAAATATCATGGGATACGAAAAACGTAAATCAATGGGTCAAAAACCTGATCCAAAGACTACAGCTAAAGGTGAGGAAAAAGCTCCACACAAATCACCTAAGATGGCTGCCGCCAAGAAAATGATGGCTGCTAAAAAGATGATGCCTAAAAAGAAAATGTAATATAGAATGCAATCTCCGATGACGCCCTTAATTGGGCGTTGTTTTAAACAACGTCAAAGGAATTTTTATGTCAAACCCAACCCGACTCTATAGCGGTTTATCTACCGCATACCCCAACGAGACTTTGTACTCGTTTCCTTTTCCTGATCCTTTTCACACTGGTAGCACTCAAACTTTAGGCAGTTCTACCTATGTAAATGATTTCAACACTTTAATAGGTACTGATTACACTGTTACAGGTACATCTTCTACTTTTGCTTTAACCTCTGGTATTGGTGGTCAAGCTATTTTGACTCCAGGCGGTACTACTACTGCTAGTTCTGCTTACAAAAATGGTCAATTTTTCCAATTTACAGCAGGTACTCGTGCTTGGTTTACTACTCGTTTTCAAGCTTCTGCTGTAGCAGGTAACGTGTCTTTTTATGCAGGTATGCAA